TTCTAATATCAATGTTTGAACCTTGCTCATTCCTATTCTGAACTAGACCCACATTTACCCACTTAACAAAGAAATTATCAAGTCCATGATAGTAAGCCCACTGAGTTGTTGCAGGAACGATGTATTTGTCCAACAAATATCTGTTATCAGGAGTTAAAGTATTACCTGATACTTGTTCTTGAATTTCTTCATAGAGCGGCTGGCCGAGGGTCTCCTGAATGTTTATGCTCTGACTCGTAAGAATCGCAAATCTTAACTCACCAGAATCCACATTCTCGTTAATCGCAGTATTGGTTTTCAAATAATCCTCAGATATAAAAAATACTTCAGTCATTATAGTGCAGTGTTTTGTTCAATTTTTAGGTCAACAGGTACGCCGACATTTACAAGTTCAATAAGAGGTTTCAATTCTCTAAGTAAGAAATTCTGAACTGGCAAAATGGATGTCTTCATAAATAGTTTGTGAGCTGTTTCAAGTAACTCAGCACCTGAATTAAATCCTGTTGGTGAAGGAAGACCAATCAACGACCCATCAGGAATCTTATGACCTGATAGGATTTGTCTTTGGATGAGTTCAAAGATTTCAGCGTAAGCTCCACCTTGCATCTGTGAACTAATCTGTGTGATTTCAGGCTTACCCAAATCCCCATCTGAATAGGATACAGTTATACGCCCACTATTATTTGGACCTGAGTAGCGTTGCTCCACTTGCCTGAGTATGTCCCTTTCTTCTTGTTCAGACTCAGGGAATCCATCAGAGAAGTGAACCCATAAACCAGGATAACCCCCATTGGTAATTAGTCCTAAATTGTGCACAGATATGGCGTGGTTGAGTCTAATATCATTTACGACACTTAGATACTGCGGAGCTCCATAAGCCCAATATGCGGGGTTTCTGTCCCTAATATGAACGATTTGACGATTGGTAAAATTCTTTGGGTCAAACTGATGAAACTCAATAACACCTGCCTTTTTAAAGTTCAACCAATCTCTACAATAAAAATACTTTTCAACCTCAAGTTCAGCGTTATCAGGTAATCCAACCCTCATATATTTTGCAGGTATATAGTGTAATCCTGCTAATCCTTGGCTTCTATCTTCCTTCCAAATTACCTCAATGAATAAATTTCCTGTTACGATATAGTCAAATACCATATCCTTGAATACATCATCCAAAGTTTCCTTTGTTGAAACACGATAGTCTGTAATGAATCCTTGACCCACAATATTATCAATCTTTGAACGAACACAAGCATTGTGGATTGGAGAAAAGTCCAATAGGTCATAAAGACCCATAACAAATATATTATCTTGTCCCCAACTTACCCAAGGCACACCACGCATTACACGCTCCTCAAATTTTATTAAGGTATCTACAACATTGGCAAATCCGACATTTTGTATAACTTTTTTCATCTTCTAATAAATATAGGGCTAATTTTGATATATGATAACAGCTTCTGTGGTACCAGTATAGTTTAATGTTCCAATTGGGTCATCAGATGTTACAATAAGCATTCCCTCATAAACAACATCATAGGATTGTGATGGTTGTAAATTCGTTGTTGAATATTGTTCATAAATTTTTAAATACCACTCGCCTGGTATCAGATGGATATTACAGATTGTTGTTGCACTACCAATCAATACTTCAGGAGATGTATCATCAATTGAAATATAAAACAAGTCCTTTGAAGGCTCATAACCCAAAGTTGTTATCTCACGATAGGGGATAAACTTTGCTGTCTGTTGTGATAACTTGTGTCTAACAGTCCACAAATAAGTTACCGCACCAGTCAGGGATTTGTTCCTTGAACAGGTTACAAGTGCTTCTTGGTCGTTATTTCCTTGTTCTAAGTATATCATTTTTTATTCATTTTTAACAACAAACACTTCCATCAACAGTTATGTAGACATTAGTTGTACTCACAAAGAAGTGAGTATATAGACATCCACTAACTGAGTTAGGACAATCGGCAGTATCACCATTTATACCACAAGTAAGTAGTGTAGAAAAGTCAATTTCATCCCCATTTACAAGTCCTGTAATCGTATGAACGAATACACAAGATGAACTACCAGGTTGACCAATTGCAATGTAACTACCACCATTTAAACTATAACCAAACTCCTGACTTGTGTTCACATATCTAGCGTAAACATAAAGTGTTCCACCAGGTTCAGTTGTGCTAGGAGTCGGAGTAACATTTGGGGTAGGGGTTGGCGAAGCACTTAAACTTAAAGTTGGGGTCGCTGTCTGAGTTGTGGTAGGACTCGGCGTCGGTGTGATTAGATTTGAAATAACACTAACACAAGGACAAGCATAAGTAATTGTAGATATCGTATAAGCTGTTATTTGACTACCTGCATTAAAAGAATGGTCATGGTCATTTGTAGCCATTACCGTTGAATATGGCTGATTTATAGCCCCTCCATTGATATCAAATGTTCCTGTAAAGGTATAGTTACAAACAGCATTAGCATTACTTGTAAATCCTGCATCGTTGTATAGTCTAAATCTAATTTGACTATTACCTTGTAATTCTGATTTAAGATATTGAACAGTAAATGTTCCACAAGTTGGAGTAACAGATGGGGTATTTGTTTGTGTAGGTGTTACCTGTGGTGTTGCACCAGGTGTTCTAGTCGGAGTGGATGTAACGGTCGGGGTTACAGTTGATGTTGGCAAATTCTGAACTACAGCTAATATAAAATTCACACATTCACCTTGTGATTGAACCTTGATGGTAAGTGTGTTATTTGGGACAAGGGTTGTGTAATAACCAAAGGTAAAGGCTGAGGTAGGGATATTACTCTCAAACGGGGTTGCATAGTTATCCACATCTGAATAAAGGTCAAAAGGTCCAACTGCTGAACCCACATCTGTTAATGTTATGATTACTGAATATGCCATATTAAATACAAGTTAATCCTCCACAGCTTGCTTGACCAACCCAAGGAACATTCATTTGGAAATTTGAAGATGGACCTGAGGTTAGGCTCAATAGTTTATATTTGTAAGTTGAAGCACTATTACAATAATGGAAACCAATTGTTAAGCTTGCTGATGTTTCAATTTTAAGAACACCTGTTGTTACAAGAGCACATGATGATTTATCATAAGCTTCAACATTATAGTATAAATACGATGGACTTGTCCTTGTCGGAGTCACTGACGGTGTTACAGGAATTGTTGAGGTCGGACTAGGTGTTAAAGTCGGAGTTGCCGCTGGTGTTCTCGTAGGAGTCATGCTCGGAGTAACAGGAGGAGTTGAATAGTTATACTTCGTCTTAAGATAATTCAACACTTGGTTAAATTCAGATTGGGTTAATAACCTATTATAACCAAGGAATTCAAACATGGAAATGTTATTTGTGAACGGTGTTCCACTAATGCTATAACCAAAGTTAATCCAATCGGCAACCTCACCAATATAAGATGTTGTTCCTGATGTTCCAAGAGTATCATTGACTGAAGCTGTAAATCCTGTTGTAGTCAATCCTGAAGCGGCATATAAAGTATATCCCGTTGTAAAGAGAAACTCTCTTCTACCTGGTTTACTTCTTGATATAGTTGTGTTAACCCCACCATAGAATTGATAATCCCATATATTGTTATTCAAGGTATAACCTGAACCATTTTGAATATTGATTGACCATCCACCATCACTTCTTGAATTAACTTGTGAAACAAAGAAGAATGTCTTACCAGTAAATGTTGTGGCTGAACTTGGGTGAGACAAGGTCATAAAATCAAGTGCTCCAAAGTTCACAGATTGACCTGTATATGATGAACCAAAGGTATCGTTTGAAATAATTGTTGGTTGATTAACACCAACAGATTGAGTCAATGCTCCCCCAATTAAACCATAGTTTGTCCAAGATGAACTACTTGCACCCTCAGTTGATTTGAACCAATACTGAAGATTACCAAGTGATGATGGCTCAAATGTTGGTTGTGTACTCGTTGGGGTTATTGTGTTGGTAGGACTCGGAGTTAAATTAGGTGTTGATGTTAAAGTTGTGGTTGTCGTAGGAGTCAAGGTCGGTGTACTTGAAGCAGTTTGCGTTTGAGTAACACTCGGGGTTGGACTGTTCGTCAAAGTAGGAGTGTTTGTCGTTGTGGCTTCAGGTGTGCTCGTAGGAGTCGCAGTCAATGTAGTGGTAGTCGTAGGAGTGACTGAAGGAGTTAAAGTTGGAGTTTCTGAAGCCGTAATTGATGGCGTGTTTGTAATTGTTGGGGTTACTGATGGTGTTATTTGTGGTGTTTCGGTAGGGGTTAAAGAAGGAGTAATACTTGGAGTAGTTGTTACACTCGGGGTTGGGGTCATCGTTAAGGTTGGAGTAACACTCGGAGTAGGAGCCACAAGGGTAAACACAGCACTACCTGAGAAGGTACAACCTGTATTGTAAGCATAAATATAATTGTCGTGGAATGGTCTCCACTCACCAAGATATGGACTCCACCAAGTCTTTAAAAATACTCTCCTTTGTTGAGACATAATTAGATATTCTCTGTTGCTCCTGAAACCACATAGGAACAAGTGTTAATGTTTGAAGGAAGTGCAAATACTTCTTCTTTTTCCTGTGTTGTTAGACAATCAATAACATAATCTTTTATCAAGATTCCATATCCAATGTTTTGTTTTTGACCAGTTTCCAAATCAAACTCACACATAACATCAGGAGAGGTCATATAGGTAGTTGTTCCATCAGATGGATAACCCATACAGGTATTGATTCTTGTGATTAAATCTTGAGCATCTTGCTCGTTGATTAGTATGATATAATTTACCATGTGCTATATTGATATTTTGTTTTTAGATAATTGACCATATCGGTATGTTCAGATGCAGACAAGACTTTGTTAAAGAATACCCACTCAAATACTTGGATACCCTGAGAAATGCTACCCCCCGCATCATATCCGAATTCAAGTAAATTAGCTGTTGTAGCTGAACTTGCGGTTGTTGAACCACTAACACCCAATACATCATTTCTTGATGCTGTAAGGTCAGTTGAACCAGAACTTATAATAAGTTGTGCTGCGGTATTTCTAAATGTTCTATATTCACCAACTTGATTTCTTGTTACACCGCTCGTTGCACCTGCATAGTTTTGATAATACCAAGTATAAGTTGACCCTGTTTTTGTTCCAACTGCCCAACCACTTGCAGATGAACTATATGGTTTATAAACCAAATATGAAGTGTGAGATGTGGTGCTTATTGAAGCGGTGTTTGCTGTGTAGAAATCTCTTCCGTTATCAAATTGAACTGCTGTACCTGTATACGAACCAAGGGTTGCTCCAGTAATAATTTGTCCTTGATTCAATGCAACGGTTTGTGTGGCTGAACCACCAAGTAATCCATAGTTTGTCCAAGATGAAACAGTAGCACCTGAATCAGCCATAAACCAATACTGAAGGTCTGTTACCCCCGATGGTGAAAAAGCTGGTGGAGTAGAGCTTGGAGTTTGAGTTGTCGTAGGAGTTATCGTATTAGTTGGGGTGAAGGAAGGCGTAGGAGTGGTTGTAACCTGAGGAGTTGCCGTCGGAGTCGGAACAGGTGATGCCCATTCGTCATATCTCCACTTGTCTCTTAAATATAGTTCAACAGCTTCTTGTTCTGCTGAAGTCAATTCAGAATTATAGACCATCA